GTTCCTTGATAGTCTGGCATTTTTCTTTCCTCCTTTAATTGTTTAGGACACTAACACTTCAACGACTTCCAAATCGTCTGTTGATTCTTCCAAGACTTTCCCCTGAATCGATCCGCTCACAACCGCAGAAACTTTACCGTCATCCGCACCGTAAAAATCTCCTCCGGCACTGATCGCATCGAGGGCAACAACCTTGAATGTGCGTCCTCGTGTTTTCAAATCAACCGTTATATGCTCGTTCTGGCTTGCTTTAGCGGCTGTTATACCGATAAAATCTTCACCAGCGTCAGCATACTCAACCTGAGATCCGCTACCTGCTGACAGCTTCACCCTGCGGTAAGCCTCTAGATCTTCTCCCGCAACAAACGCTTTTGATCCAATGTTAAACTGTGACATTTTATTCCTCCTTTTCCTTTAAACTTCTTGTTTTGCGGTTGCTTTTAACGCATCGGTTATGCTTCCGCCATTCTCTTTTTGAAAGGCTTTTGCTCTTTCAAGATGAGTTACCTTTTTCTTTGGCAATTCCTCGCCATCAGGCCCGACTTGTGGTGCTGAAGCATTACCCAGATCATCAAGTCTTTTCTGCTGGAAATTAATCACTGCCTGATCCAAGGTGACTCCTTGTTCAACAGCTTCCAAAGCCATGTCGTTTAAACCCTCAAACGCCTGTGCCTTTTTAAGAATCGAAACAGCTCGATCTCGTTCCTGCTGAACGCCTGAAGCACTTCCTTCCTGAAAGATCGCATCAAATAGATCCTTTCTTTCAGTCTTTAACTGTTCTAAAGTTAAATCGGTCATTTTGTGTTCCTCCTTTTTTATATTCTGAAACATATTTTTATTGACCCTATATCTATCTAAAAACCCGATTGTCTTTTCTACCGCATCAGGATTGTTAAGGAATTTATCTAAAAACGCAGTCATTTCAGCAGAGGGCAACACGCTATCCGAAAAGAACATCTGTCCGAAAAAACCGTTATTGGCCGCTGGGTCATCCACGACATCAACAGAGAGAAGTTTCTGAACACGAATAAACGGCGGTAGTGCGTTCCCATCCGCATCCAATTCTTCTCGTGCTTCTTCGTCCCAGTGAATAACCATTGACGCTCCGAACATTTCGGGGTCACTCTCGGCAAGCTCTAACACATATCCTGCCAAGTTACCGTCCGGAGTATCGAAGGCGGTCTTGTCTACATGCAAATCAGCCCTGACAATATCGCTGTCACGCCTGAAATTGCTCACTCTGCCAAGAAACGTGCCTAACGCTGTACCACTCATGTTGGGATGACCGAATCGTGACTTAACACCTAAATTTGATTTGTTCCCGAGATCCACAACCATGTCGAGAGCCTGATCGTCAAACTCACCTCGTGAGTCTTTCGTCATACCCTTAGTCACAACTGCGAATCCATGAATGACTGCGTTTTCCTTATCAATCTTGACATCGCCGGCACGAGCGATATCTGTTCTAAAAAAGTCTTTTTTCATTATTTACTCCTCACTTCGATTGTTAGGTTCTGTGCCGTCCTCATCTGCGTCGTCACCATTACCTGAATCTTCTTGCACAACTTTTTCGAGTCCGAGTTCTTTAATTTTTTCTTCTTCTCTTTTTCTTTGTTCAAAACATTCCTCCCAGTCTTTGCCTTGAGCCGAAAAGAGGTCTGAATAAGTAACAATTCCGTTTTTGATCCCGACTTCTGCGGCTTTAGCTTCTTTTAATGGATCAACCCATTCCCATCCCGGCGTTATCCATGAAGCGTTAACCCAGTTTTGTCTTTTTTCATAAAAAGGAATCGCACCGAGTTCACCTCTTAAATACGCTTCCTCAAGAACCATGTCCCAAACAGGTTGGCACAACTTGCGAGCAAGCCATTCCTGCCTAACTTTAAAATATCTGCGTGCTTCCAAGAGAGCCGCTCTTGCGCTGGAATAGTTTGTTTTAGAAAAGTCTTTTGCGACCAATTCGTAGGGAAGCCCAAGAGCAGATGAAATAGCTCTGAGCATTTTTTCAACGAAAGGTTCAAACGTTGCGCTTGGTCTCTGTGGATTAAACGAGGAAACCGATTCACCCGGCAGTAGATGTTTAATCATGCCCGGTTCAAGCGATTCCAAAAGCTGTCCTTTAAAATTGCGATCGTATCCTGTATTTACATCCATGGACGATTCGGATGTAATAAAGATCGAGAAGCAAGCCGCAATTCGAGCCGCTACAAGTTCGGCTTCCGCATATTCAGATAAGTCCTTAAAATAAGTAAGCACAGGAGCAAAAAAGGGAACGCCCCGAGTCTGCCCTGAACGTTGCATGGGATAAAGATGAAATACATTCGGACGTCCGTATTCGTTGCGTGCTGGAATTTCAACAAACTTCCTATCATCCGCCTTTGAATAGCGGTAATCGCCCGGGTGCATTTTCTGAATGAAGTAGGAAACCGGTTCACCATTTTCGCCAACACGAACACCACCTCTTACGGTCTTATCTCCACGCTTTTCTGGTGGAGTATCAAGACGATCCGCTTCAATAACCTGAAGCGCAAGGGAATATGGGCGGTTTTTATCTTTAAGCATTACCGGAATGATGATTGCTTCACCATTCTCAAGTATCTGCCGGTCAACTAACTGCTGTATCTCATAAAAATCCATACGGTTGCCCGCATCAGAAAAAGGAAGCCATAGCTTCCAAGATCGTTCGGCTTTTTTCTGAAACTTAGCCGCTTTGCTCTCGCTGATCCCGAGGACTTCACGATCAACACGGCTTTGCGGTCTTATTCCTGTTCCGACAACATTCGTTGTCATTGTATTTGTGATCCCTGAGGCGTGTGCGTCGTTACGATTTAAATCACGGCTACGTTCCCTGAGTTCCGGAAGATCGGGGATAATATCCTGATCCGCTGAACCGCCACCCGGAAGCCATGACGAGCGCATGCGGTTTCGTTCTGCGCCACGATAAGACCCGAACTTATCGGAAATCTTAATCGCTTGTCTGAACATGCGTCTCTTAAAAGCAGTCTTAGGCGAGAAGAAACCTATAAGCCCATCAAAACTATTTGCGATTTTCTCTGTTATCTTCATACCGGTTTCTCAAACTTTGCATACGATGTGCGAGAAGTTCCGCTTGCAACTTCTTGCTTAAGCTGATCCCGCAATTTCATTAATTCGGATAAAGTTATATATTGCAAATTACGCCCGCCGATCGAATAAGACTGAACAGCTCCGCCAGTTATACGAGCGTTAATCGCAAGCTCAACGTTTTCGAGCATTTCTTTTTTCGTCGCCATCTTTTTCCTTACGTGACCCAATAAAAAAACCCGACTCCCCCTTAGCTAAGGAATCGGGTTTTTATAACTTATTGGGCGACCAAGGTGGCCAAACCTCGGTAGCGTTTTAATTTTAATATCTCTACTTCAATAATACTGTATTCGTAATCTTTTTCAATATGGTCGTTACTACAAAATAGCAAATCCATATTTTTATTTTTTATCCTGTTCAACGCTTTTAAAGTTCTTCCCGCAATCCCTGCAAACGTGGTAACGAATAGGCAAGTGCGTCGAATAACATCTGTTGTTTTTACTTCCACAGCCCGGACACCTGATAGGATAAAATGGAATACCATAATCCTCAGGCTCGACTAACTGTTCGCCTCGGGTCGGCTGAACTTCTTCTTCACGCAACCAATTCTTATGACGCTTTAACCATCGTCCGCCCATTAGATCCACGCTCCCTCACGTTTACGAATCCAACTGGAACGGCTATGTTCCTGACGTATATCTTTATGAACCTTGCGCTCGTCTTTACGTAAATTAAGCGCACGGATTATATCTGCGGCCGCTACTGCGTAAACTTCCGCATCAAGATAGTGATTCGCAACCGAGGAGCGTTTCTTCTGCCAGACCTCTTTAGCTTTACCCGTGTTTCTATTCCTTACTAAAACCTTATGCTCTGAAGTAAACTGCGAGAGGTAATCATCAGACGGATTTTTGAATAAATGCCACTTGTTGGGATCTTTTGTCGACACAAGCCTGCTGATTTTATCTTTGTACTGCGACACATTAAGATTCCACAGCACAAGACCATTTTTTATAATACTTCCTGTGCGTGAATTTATATCTATCTTTGAGGCACGGTAAAACCTGCCGTCGGTTATTTCATCCTGACCTTTAATCGCCTTTGCACGGTCACGCCAGTGCCTGCAAAAGTGATAAACCTCATCCGTCCGATACCCTGAGTCAACACATGTCATGTAAACAGGAAGCGTCTCGCTACCGGACACTTTTTTATAGTCTGTGTTAAATAACACCTCGACCAAGTCGTCCCAGTATTCCACAGAACCACACCTGACAAGCCAAGATTGCTCCTCGTAACCCCAGCCACGAATGACATAATAAAAATGATCCTTCTGAACATCCACTCCGGCAGTTAATACAACAACGTCATCCGGAACCATGCCATGCAGGTAATCACATGAAAGTGTCCTGACTTTATCAACCGTTGTTTCCTCAATTTTTTCTTCCCACACCTCAGCAAGCCATGAGTTGACGAAGTTCATCAGCAGTTCAATAAAATCTTTTGACTTTAAGAACTCAGTTGCGATATCACTCCAACTAAGCCATGGAGAATAGAGCGAGTTAATCCAAAAACCTTTATGCCTGCTATCAAGACCCTCTCCCCAGATCTCACCGTCTCCGTTTATCTCGCAATCTCTCGGAACCCATTTGCCTTTATCCAGCATTTGAGGTTTGTGATAATCTTCAATATGCTTTTGGCAATGTTCACACTCGTACCACGCTAACCGTTTATTTTTTATCTTCTCGGTTGACCGTTCTTTCTCCGGCCACTTAATCTGACCGAAAACAAGAATCTGATAACCCCCGCAATGAGGGCAGGGCACAAAAAACTTGCACTGGTCTGATTTATCGAACTCACGGTATATGTATCCGTCACGAGTAGTCGGGGTTGACACCTTAACCGTCTTTTTGTTCCAAAATGTTTTCTGCCTTTCCGAAGCCAATTTGATTGGATCCGCTTCACGCCCTGAGAATTTCGGATACTTATCAATTTCATCCAAGAAAAGATAACGAATAGGGCGAGAAGCTAGATCTGCCGGACTATTGGAACCAGCAAAGAATAAAATCATCCTATCCATGCGGTATTCTAATTTTGTAATATCATCCGATTTGCGAGGCATACGATCATTCAACGTCGGCGACCCCTGTATCATCGGAAGCACACGGTTATACGAAACGCTCCGTGCGTCACTCTCTCTTGGCAACACCATAAGCGTAGGTCCCGGATCCTGATCGATGACGTAACCGAGCATATTGAACATTGCCTCAGTCTTGCCGACCTGCGAGGAAGCCATAACCGTTATTTCCTCAATATGTGGATCGGTAAAAGCGTCCATAACACCTCTTAAATAAGGGGTGCGTAAAGTTTTCCACCTGCCGGGTTCTGCCGAAGTAACCGGATTAAGATACCTGTAACTATCAGCCCACTGGCTGACTGTTATCTTTTCCGGACGCTTCCACGACTTCTGTTCCGCTTCCGTCCATATTGTTTTGTTCTTTTCTGACATTTCTTTCTCCTGCAAATTCATCTATGATCTCTGCGATAGCTTCATAAAGAACCGTCTCAATATCTCTTGGTTCCCGCATGGCAAGTACCGGAGCAAGCCTAGTCGGTAAGGCAAGGAAAGCCCGCTTAACCGCAATGATCCGTGTAATACGCCCACGATCAACCTCGTCTCGTGAAATAAGCTCACCAGTAGCCTTCTTTAAATCAAGTTCAAGAAGCGACGCTTTGTATTTCCGTATTTTTTCTTCCCAATACGCTTTGCCTTCA